GCCTTCCCTTCGGGAGAGGTTCGCCTTCCAGTGCCTGACTGTCTTTCTGAGGACCAGTTTGACGCCCATAGGGCCAAGAAGTTTTGTGTGGGACTTCTTGAGAACCCGGACACACATCCGTGGAGCGATCTGCTGCACGGTTGTTCTGCTTCGGCTAGGATGACCGTGGCGGGGTCGCTCTTCCTCTTTCGGAAGGCTCTGCCCGTCCCGGGGGATCTTCACGCGTCGATGCATAGGGCCCGCCTATGCACCGATTTTGTGAAGCCCGATCTCCCTCCAGGATACCTCGCCCACTGCCGACGGATCGCACGCGAGTGCTTTCCGCCGGGGTGGGATCGTTCGTACGAGGATCTTGTTTGGAGATCGGTTCCCTCGGTGTCGTCGTGCCTAGAGAACGGTCGGGGAAAAGGAGGCGCTCGCGCTCTCCTTCCTAATCGCGGCGAGTTTCTTGCCGCCACTCTTCACGGTCGTGGTTGCGTCATCCCTCGGGATGTTCGCTTCCATGTCGTGGAGGGTGGTGGCAAGGCTCGTGGTGTGACAATTGCCTCTGCCGCGCAAGGGATTTTGCGTCCCTTGCACAAGGCATTGTACAACCAGCTTTCTCGGTTCCCCTGGCTTCTTCGTGGTGAAGCCACGCCGGGTAAGTTGGGAGGATTTGTGGCTCTCCCGGGCTCGGTGTTCGTGAGCGGCGACTACGAAGCCGCCACCGATCATCTCCCTCTTGAGGTTGCGGAGGTGCTGCTTGATGTGGCACTCCGCAATTCTCGTGTTCCGAATCACTTGTGTGATTCGGCCATGTCTTCACTTCGGTCGAAGATATGGTACGAGGATTGCGAGGTGCCATTTGAGCAGGCTGTAGGGCAGTTGATGGGTAACTTGTTGAGTTTCCCTCTCCTGTGCCTACAGAACTATGCCGCCTTCCGTTGGTGTTTTCCGGCGTCTGTGCCGGTTAAGATCAACGGGGACGACATAGTTTTCCGTTCCTCTCGAGACGAGTTTGACCGATGGTCTAGCTTCGTCGGTCGTGTTGGCTTGCGTCTCTCGCCCGGAAAGACGATGGTTCATTCGAGATTTTTCTCGGTGAATTCATCGTTTTTCCGGGCGGGTGCTAAGCTCCCACGGCGGGTACCGGTTCTTCGGACCGGTGGCCTGTTGTTGCCCCTTGACTCTGTCGGGGGGCTGGCATCAGCTCTTCGGAGCTTCTGCCGGGGGTTTAGTGGCCGGGCCCTTGAGTTGGCACAGATCCTTTTTCTGCGTAGGCGGAAAAAGTACGTGCTTTGCTCTGGGCGCAGCGTGGTGAGGGGGTTGGGGATTTCTGTTGGCGTCCCGGTGTTGCAGTCTTTAGGACTGTGGCGCCGTGAGAAGTGGTTCTTTGACACTTTGGTGTCTGAGGAGCCGCTTCCCGCGGATCCGGGCCGTCTTCAGTGGTCCCGCCCCCCCGAGGGATGGGAGAGGGTCCCCCTCTCAAATCGTAGGTCTGTTCGGCGCGTTCAACGTGCCACTGAGGATTCTTTTTGGTCCTCTGTGGTCGCTGATGCGTGGCTGACAGCTCCTCGTCGTGGCGTTTTGATCGACGAGTATTTTTCCGATTTGAGAGGGGGTGGTCACGAGTACTCCTGGAGGAGATGGCGTGACGGTCGGAAGCGTTGGTTGCGAATCTGTCACCCTACGGTGCAGGTTCGTGATTTGTGCTTCCTCCGTCATGGGCGCTGTCCTCACTCTGGGAGGTACCGGGTGACCGAGGAGGCTTTTCGGAGGTGGGTTCCTCCAAAAAGGCGGATGTGTGTTTGGGCGCCAGCGCCCTTTGAGCGTCGCGAGACTCGCGCTCAGTTCAGCTGCTGAACTGGCGACTAGTCACGGACCGCGGGGAAGAGGCACGGGTTCTTCCATGGGTGTGCCGTTCGGGTTCTGGTTGGGCGACGTCAG